GTGCGAGGTCGCCCGAGGAGCCGATCTGTGCGCCGTCGCCCGAGGAGCCGATCTGTGCGCCGTCGCCCGAGGAGCCGATCTGTGCGCCGTAGCCCGAGGAGCCGATCTGTGCGCCGTTGCCCGAATTAACATTGTCGGTCGGACCCTCTTTGATGCACTTCTCGTAAATGAAATCTATACCAGCTTTAATGAATCCTTTGAAATCGAGTTTTGCCCCGATGTGAATCTTTGTCGTCGCCGTTTTATCCGAGTCGGAATGACATCGCCCCAAAGCTGTTACATGATGCACAGGGATGAACTTGCATTCATCATCCAGCATATCACGATAGCTAAGGACAGAGAACGGTGATTCGCAGAAATGAAAGCCTCGATTACAAACTTTCAACTCAACATCCTCTTCGTAAGTCTTGCCCTCCTCGAATTTGAAGCCCAGGCAGGTCATATCTGCATTGAACCCTTTAAATCCATCGATATGTTTTTCTTCGCCGAACTCTTGCGGAAGCACCACGTTATCGCCGAACGAGACGCTTTTGAATACTTCCACAATCTCTTCGACCGAGAATCCAGCGATGCCGCATCCGATCTTGGTTACATAGAAAACCTTATCGGTATTGTACCGTGTATAGTCTGCGAATCTCCGTACCGATCGCGTCAATTCCTCGGTAGACACCTTGTCCATCTGTTCATCGAGCGTAGGGATAGCGTAGGACTGGCCCTGTAAGCCCTCGCCGTGCCCCATGATCGCGCCGAACTTCTCGACCGCGACACGAGCTGCGCCGCCAACGTGGTTACCGGCCTTATTACTGCCGAATACAAAGACCTCGTTCTGTTTTAATTTGGAAATGTTCTCTGGGGTAAATACTTTGTTTGACATTGCACGTAAATTGTTTTGATTAAAATTTGCACCCTGTCGTCATCGAAGACCACGACTGAATCGCAGGGTATATCGCTACCGGCTCCCCGGATCGCTCCGGATCGTCGCCTGCTTTTTGGTATTGATCGGCCTAATATCCGCCCTTCTGCGCCAAGTCGCTCGCCGGGTTTTACATCCCTTCGGATGGTTCTCGTATTTCAATGAACCGCTTATTCGTTCCAGCCTTTCTGCCTTGCGGCCGGGGTTTATGGCAGGCTTTAGGACCCCTACGGCTTCCGTGCCGTCCTTTGCGCCCGCACCGGGACATTCAACCCGATACGGACTTTGAAAATCCGCGCCCGGAAATGGCAAACTCAACTAATCTCAACTCTTAACTTTACTCGAATGAAAGAACGTTGGGCGCGGATAGTGCTCGGTTGATCCACTACCAGGGCCGACCAGTACAGCATAGAAGTACATATTAGTCACTGGTTCGGTAGTAGCCTATCTGTCATTTTATTTGCAGTTAGCACTTTCGGCGATACGCGCAGCTGCAACGGCCCGTCTGTCCTCCGGCAAAGTCGTACGGGATTCGATCCAAGCAAGAAGCTCCTTTTTGGAAAACACCGTGCGGCGTCCAATTTTCTTAAATGGGATCTTTTTTAGAAAAACCCAATTATAAATCGTCGAACGGGTGGTCGGGATACCTTGCTCCGCAATAAACCGCACGGCTTCTTCAACCGACAAATTGTCGATTTCTACCGGTTCATTCTTACGCCTGAAATCGGCGAGCTTCGGCAGAATCGCCGCCACTTCGTCAGCGACAATAGAGCGCAATTCTGCGGGAGTGGTAATAATAATTGGCTCGTTCATAATGCTTTATATTGATTAGGGAGTGCGGCCAGATTCGAACTGGCAAACATTCCACGTCTGGAATGCCTTTCAATCGGTTAGCTTCTGTTTGAACATCTGCGCTCTTCAGGGTGTACTGTCCATTAAGCGCATCGTGAGTACACTTGGTCTTTACCACTAATCGATTCGTAATACCATTCTACCACGCACTCTTTGTCGTTATTTGTCCTCCTTCTTCATTCGCAGCCGCTCAACGGGCACGCCCTTCAACTTGGCGATCTCGTCCATCGTCACCTCGACAATCTCCTCCTCAGGAGCAGGATCGACGATGAGGCGGAAACCATCCTCGTATAGCTCATCGCAGGTGTAGTTAGTTAAAGCTCTCCTTGTATCGATAAATTTGCCCACTATGAGTTCTCCGAAGCGGAAGATAACCTCTATAGTTCGGGATGATCCGTCTTTTTTTCTGAGTCGATCCCCCACCTGCCAATCCTTGTAGGCTTCGATCTCTTCGGCGGTTATAGGAATAAACCGGAAATCGGTGACCCTGACATTGGGATGAGCAAAATCTGCTTCGGTTCCAGAGTAAACACACCATGCATATTTATATCCTTTTTTGTCGATGCTGTGAGACCCATTTTTTTCATTTTGGCATAAATACACACATTCATCTACCACTCGAATTATCCCTGTGGCAAGAGTACCATCAATCTTACACCGGAACCTCCGGCCTTCGCAGCTAAGTAAATCTTTCAGCACATTCTTTTTTATTGGTTTAATACTTTCAATCGGCCGGAGCAAATCCTCCGACATTTGGTCTATGATCTTTTCAATATCTTCCCACACGAACGCCACCAGCCGGTCTGTGATATTTGTAATATCTTCCGTCATGAGCGCCAAGTGTTTGCATGTTTTCTCGGTCGCTTGGCGTTCCCGCCACCATCGCCACGGAGTTTTCATAACTTATCCTTGTATTGGATTGCGAACTCAGCCAACGAATGTACCTCGGCCTTACGGAAGGCGTCGCGCTTCGTTGTGCGCACCGTCTCGGGCGATATGTAAAGCATATCCGCGATCTCTTCATCGCCCATCCCCTCCATATAGAGTTTCATCACTTCCTTCTGCCGCTCGGTCAATCGGGTATCGAAATCGGGGCTACATATAATGCCGGCATACTTGCATTCGCCTTTGATCGGACAACTCACATCCTCGAAGGTGAAGCGCCCCATCCCGTCGATGTCCTGCCTGTTGTCCAACCGTCCGAAATTGCAGCGAATAAAACGGTGGCAGATCAGGAACCGGTAGTAGTTCACGTTTGCACGGCTCTTGCGGTAAATCTCGGCGAGAGCCTTGAATGCTTTCGGATATTCGGTCTCGATGCGGGTAAACAATGCCCCTGTCAGCATCTTGTCTTCGGGCTGGTAAGTATGGACGCCTTCGGTATCGCGTACCATTACCCCTCCCTCGGGATCGTTGAAAAACTCTATATTGCGGATCGTTTGCATATGATGTATTAGTACCGATTCAACCATTCTAATTCCGTCCCGACCCAATAACTGCCGCTCGTACATTTATACGCATGATAAAATCGGGCATCAGTACCGAGTGTTGCGATATATCGTTCTGCCGCACACTTCGTCTTGTGAAATCTTTTAATGCGTTTCATATTATCTATCTGTTGTAAAACTCCCCCGGGAAGAGATTGTCCGCTGTCCAGCTGTTGTCGCCCGAATGACGGCGGATGATCTTGGCAAGTTCTCGTCGCTTCAGTATATCAGGCCGGACGTTGCCTACGCGGTAGTTCCATAATTGAGTGTCGCTTCGAATACCGATAGCCTGCTTGCAAGTATCACAAAGTCGCTTGCGTTCTTCAAGGTTAGTGATACTTTGAACATACCGTTCGAAGGGTAAAAGCAATGCTACAGCATTGTTACCTCTTGATTTTTCGCTATTTGTAATTAAATTTGTCATACAATAATTGAATTACAATGCAAATATAGTTCATTTAAGAACTAAAAACAAATAAAATGGGGAAAAATTTAACTACAATTAGAGGCAGAATACTCGAACTTGTTAGAAAACAAGGATTTGAAGTGTCAAAATTTTTTGACGAGATCGGTGAAAGCTACGAAAGTTTCAAGGGTAACAAATTAACCATTTCGCCTAAAGCCGATGTTTTAGTGAAAATTAGAACCAAAATACCAGATGCAAATATTGATTGGATTTTAACTGGTGAAGGTGAAATGTTGAGCTCGACAGCCCAAAATTCAGGAATAAATAAAGAAATTCTCGAAAAATTTTACGCCCTTTTTGAAAGCCGCGAAAACGAACATAAAACCATTCTCGGGCAGAACTCGGAAATCATACGCCAGAACTCCGACATCATCAAACAAAATTCCGAAGTGATGCGGCAGAATGGAGAGTTGATAAAGATTGTGGCTAAATTTATAGAGAAGTAAATGAAGAAGATCCGAAAGATACTAAATTGGTGTGGCTATAATCGCCGCGGAATATATGTCATTTTATCAGTAATAGCTCTTATATTGAGTATTATATCTATATGTTATGTTTTTCAACGAGATGGAAAGCCTCCTTTTGATTATCAAGGGGTATTTGTCGCTATTTTTTCCCTACTTGTAACTCTACTTATCGGCTGGCAAATATACAATGCTATGGAGGTAAAGGCACAATTAAAACAAATGCAAGAATTATATAGAGATTTACCATTTTTAATTCAAGCACAAACTAACCTCGTAAAAGCGATTGGAATATTTCGATGTGGTAAAGGCCGGAATGAAGCTGAAGCGCTAAAAATAGGAGTAATGGCACTACAAAATGCAGTGAACATTAAAAGTGATGAAAAGAATCAAACAGTTCAGGCCATAGTTGAATTTATAAAAAATGACGTTATTCCCTCGCTTACGCACGAGGACGAAATCAACGTATTATTAGATGCAAGTCAAGAGATTAACAGAATGAATAGATTTATAGGATTTATTGATCTGGTGGAATGTGTACAAAATAAAATATCCGAACTGCAACAAAAATATTTGGAAAAACTAACCGACTGTCGCATCCGCCAATAACACAGATCAATCTAACCACTCTATTACATCATGAAAACCCAGCTGCGAAAAGAAGATATAAAGGTCGCCGATAAACTGATGGAAGACCTTAATGTTCGTTACGATAGGCTGTTTGCGTCGATTTCAGGCGTTTCTACAGGCTTTCCGGCTGCTCCGACAGATCTAGGGGTCAAAAATCCCCCCCCCCATAAAATTGGAGCTAAAATAATGTATATCAATGAATTACAAAAATATATTGTAATTCAGACACCTGATAATAAGCATTCAAAGAAGAGTTAAAAAATAGGAGCCGATGCAAATTTCAGATTGAATTACTATTCAATGAACCTTATGATAGCCAAACTACAAAAAGGAGACATTAACATTGCCGACGTTTTTCTAAATGAATTATCAAGAAATCCGGCCTATTTTAATATGGATGCCGTCAAAACATTAATCCCAAATGAAGAACAACGGATGCGAATACTGCGCGTTCTTGAAGATCATATGGTCATTGAAATAAAAGGGGGTGGAATATGGTTAAAAGCTGCGGCTAATTTATCAGTGTGTAAAGACCAGGGAGGATGTGCAGTCATCTATAACGAACAACGCAAACAAGAAGAACGGGATAATTTAGAACTTCGCAATTTAAAAATAAGTAGGCGCGAAGCGCATTGGGCTATTGCATTAGCTATCATATCTATTTGCGCCTCTCAATTTTGGGGACACACTATTTTTGAATGGACTTGGATTGCAATGCAAAAAATCAGTAAATTACTTTTTTAATCTGTCTTGATTCAATATTCTACACAGAACATTGTTTAATCCAGTATAAGTATCACCTGTCAATTCAATATTAGTTCTGCCCCAAAAACGAACAAGATAGATCAAATACACAATCAACGCAATAATCACGAATAGCAAAATATAAATCCAAATCATAGCTTCAGCGTTTTTACAAACCTCGGAACTTTCGGCACAACTTCAAAAAAATAGGCTCATTATTTTGCGGGGGGGGGAATTTTGTAACTTTGCAGCATCTAACCAATACAATTTATGTTATGAAAAAATTTTTACTTTTGATGGCTGTTATTTGTGCAGTTACTTTTATGGGGTGCGAAAAGGATGAGCAAGAATCGTTCAAGTTCGACATTGAGAATCTTTATGGCACATGGCAGGGAATTGCCATACAAAGTAACGGCGAATGGATAGATATAACCCAACCGCCACACACAAATCTTGCATTCTCTGTTGTATTTTATGAAAATGGTACATATTCGGGAAGCGGGTATTTTGGCAACGGTTCAGGAACATACAAAGCTGAAGGGGATATGATATATACTTATATAGACGGGGAAGAATTATACAGATACAAAGTACATTCTATCTCAAACGGAATTGCCGAAGTGTCTATGGGTGTAGCAGGAGATAATATAACACTGGAAATAAAACTTCAAAAAAAGTAATCAGATAGGATATATGTTTCAAAACAAAGGCGAGAATAAATCTCGCCTTTGTTATTCCCTACAAAATCATTATATTTGCATTGCTAAATCAAAATGCGATACAAACATATCCAACCATATTGGGTATTTTGTATCTATACATACAGTTAAATTTAACTGCGTCGAGTTCGGTAGCGGAAACGCCCGACGGCTTGCATTTTGAGCCGAGCAACTCGTAACGCAGTTTTTTATTGCTAAATCAAAATGAAAAAGCGCATCGAACGCATGGGCCGCATCGAAGCGGCAATTAACCCCATGTACTGCGTCCCCAAACGCAGCGACCTATCGTTAATCGGATCGGCTTTCGAGGCCGCAGGTTTCCGTTGTGTCCGGATCCGCACCGAATGCGAGGCCGAGCACCGCACAAAAGGTGGTGATCCCCGTCGGCACGGGATGCTGGTTCTCGACGGTGACCGAGTGATATTGGAGGTATTGCGGTCGAGACCGACTAAAAAAGATAATCAACTCACAATCCCGCCTCAATCATGAACCGAGAAAATGACATATCGAACCGTACCCTATTTTTGATTCGGTCGGTTTGAAATGATAAACAGAAAGCCGAGTTCCCTCGGCTTTTTACATTCTCGCATCATATATCTTTTCTACATTCAGCTCCGTTCCGGTCAATGTAAAATATATATTCTGGAGCTGGTGCAGATACTTTATGGGCACATCCACATTGCAATCGTCGATTTCGTCTTCCACCTGCCAACAGAACCCTTCTTTTTTAGGAGATAAGCATATCACACGGGGGATGATATAGTAGTCAAATCGTTGGTAACAGTCGCTAAATTCTTTCTCAAAGCCGCATTTTTCCAATAACGTTGGAGTCAAACGTATAGGCCTAACATCTCATAATACTACTTTATCTAAAATCTCATGATAAAATCCGGCTTCCTTAATTAGCATCTCACCATGAAATAACGTCATGTCTGCACGCGTAATTTCTGCAATATACCCAATTCGCTCAAGATGGGGGTTATACACTAAATTGCCTATTCGAAATGATCGAATATTCAGAGACGGTTCCATATTACATTTCATATTCTAAAACGCATCGAATTCGATGCGTTTATTACTTTAGTTTCATTTGTGTTTTTAAGTTGAGAACTATTTATTCCTCCTCGTTTGAGGTGTCGCATGTAATCGGTTTCGTCGATTTTACCGCTGAAGTAAGGTGCGCTGTTTCGGGTGGCGGATTGTCGGGCAACGTTCCGAGGTATTGCCGAGCGTTGAGGGGTGATACGACAGAGTGTCCGAGTTGGCTTTCGAGTTGTTGTCGGGCAACTTTAGCTACTGTACCGCCCCGTTTGGCGACGTTGGCGTTGGCCTTGAAACCTATTGGATTTTCGTTTCGGGAAAGTTCGGTAGCAGAGGCCTCGGCCAATGAGTTCAACAGCAGTTCGACATTGGTCATATTATCCCGCAGGTTCTCCTTTTTCAACCCCTTGTAACGTTTGTAGGCTTTCGTGGTACGTCCGGCCCACTCCTTCGTGATAATGTCCGTAAGGGTGGCATATTGCGTTCCATCAACGCCCCCGCGTTTCCACTCGTCAGTGAGAAGTTTACGGACTTCGATACTTTTCAAGCGTTGGTTAATCCATGTATCCGAATATCCAAGGCGTTTATAATCGGCTACGGCCTGCTCAATAGATAACTCAGGGTCTTGCATTTGGTCGAGGCGGTCGCTTGCCACCTGCGCCATCCATTGCTTGAAAGGCTCGGCTTTCTGTGACGGAATCGACTGGATAATCCGCAGGACGGTTTTCACATCTCCGGCCAGCGTCTTGCGCATCACTCCCGTTTCTGACCTCATGGCTATCTGGGGACAATTTGTCCCCACGAACGAGGCGAGCGCTTCATCCCGCTTGCGCATCTTCTTGAAATAATCGGTCGGATTCACGGTGTCCGTCAGAGCGGAGATCACGTCGAGAACGGAAAAATACCACGTCTCCGTCCGCTCGTCCCAAACGGTGCGCACCTTGCGGTCCTCGAACAACTGTATGGCCTGCTTTTGTGTCATAGGAATGTAGTTTTATTTATTCCTTTTCTTTTACCTCCAGCACCGTCCCGCACTTCGGGCAGGTGATTGTGTTCGTCGGGTACGTTGCTACTCTTCCGCCTTTTGCTCCGCTTGTTGGAATCCAATTTTGCGGGCGGGTTTGCGTGCCTGCGGTATCTTGACCGACAACGCCGCAATAGCGTTGTAGATATTATCAAGCTCCTTGCGCATATCTTCCGACAGATCGCTGACCGCCTCGGCATTGTCGGCGTCCACCCGCTCCAGTAACGCCAGTTTCGCCCGAATTTCGGCCAACTCGGCCGTTACTGTCGTCGTGGTCGTGATGTAGTTCCGCATCGCTACGAAAGCACGCATAATAGCGATACTTACTTGTATGGCAACGGAGCTTTTCAAAACAGCCGATAACATAGAAACGCCTTGCTCGGTAAACGCATAGGGGTTGCGGCGTAAACCCATCGTGATGGAATTGGTTATCACAATTTGTGATTTCCAATTTTCAGTTTCGGCATCTGTCAGTTGAAACATGAAATCGGGCGGAAAGCGTTCGATATTACGCTTTACCGCTTGATTGAGAGCGCTTGTTGTTACTTGGTACAATTCCGCCAAATCACGGTCCAGCATCACCCGCTGGCCCCGTATTTCGTAAATCTTGCTTTGGATAGGTTGTAGTTCCATGGGTAGGTATCGTTGAGGTTATTCTGCCTTGATGGTTATCGACTTCCCGCAATGCGGGCACGTGATTGCTCCCTCTTTCGAAGCGGCGAAAAGTTCCGGCACTTCAACACCCAAAATATCGGCTATTTCTTGCAATCGTTTTAACGGCGGATTTCCGTTGTCACCAATTGCAATACTTAACCCCGTTTCAGTCATTCCGAGACGCGCCGCCAACTCTTTTGCGGTCATTCCTCGTTCCTTCAATAATTCTTTAACTCTCATTTTGACGTATTATTTGCCACAAATATATTGATATTCATATAAACAGCAAAAAATTTTAGTGTCAATTAAATTTTTATCTCAAAATATTTGCATTATATCAAAATATCATTTATATTTGCACCAGAAAATCAAAACAACAATTAAACAATACGGCCATGAAACTCTTAACTAAAGCAATTGAGAAGCAGTTGGCAAAGTACCCCATTTATTCACAAGATGGCAAAGGCGGCAAGGCACAGGTCATCTGCAAGTTCTTCAACCCCTGCGGCAGTCAGACGTGGTACATTCCCGAATGCGATCCAATAACTCGTCGAAATAGTCGGGGCGGCCGTCTGGGTTTTTCAGGCGCTCATCGTCGATAACGAAGCCTTTACGGAGATATTCGGCGAGATTGCGGTTTGCCCACTGGCGGAATTGCACGCCACGGATGGATCGGACGCGGAAACCTATTGCCAAAATCATTTCCAGTGAATAAAATTTTATTTGATACGATTTGCCGTTTGGGGCAACTGTTAAGTATTCCTTAATAGTTGATTCATCTGGTAACTCACCATCTTTTAATATGTTATTTATATGTTGGCTGATATTGGGAACAGAGGTGGCAAAAAGTTCTGCGATCTGTGCTTGATTGAGCCAAACGGAACCGTCGCGTGCTAATAAGGATACGCGACTTTTCCCATCCACCGAATTGTATAGGATCAACTCTTGCTCCATGATTATTTCCTTTCTTTGACCTCTAACACCGTACCGCATTTCGGACACATTATCGTGTTCGTCGGCTGAGGGGCGAAAAAATCCCCCACGTTACAGCCAATAGCAGCGGCGATACGTTCAAGCACTTCTACACTCGGATTCCCATTAATATGTTGGCTAAGTCCTACGGGTGTAATTCCCATTCTTTCGGCCACTTCTTTAACAGTTAAGCCGTTAGCTTTTATTGATCTCTTTATATCCATAGCTTTAAATGTTTGGTGTTGGTACAAATGTAGCTATAACTTTATTTTTCTACAAAAATAATAGCAAAAACTTTAATTTTTATTTGCATAATTAAATTTATAGCTTTATATTTGCATCAGAAAATAAAACCAATAGCTATAATAACTATGACAACGGCAACCTATACCACGATGCAAAACCTCGCCAAGCAGGCGGCAGCGTACATTACGAAGCTCAACGGCGAAGCCGAGACCTTCGAGATCGAGAGTAACGGTATTACGGCCGTTATCGCATACGACGCCGAGATCGTCGAGGACAAGGGTGACTACTGGACGGCGCCGAGCTGGTCGATCGAGGACGAAACGGTAGCCGTTGAAGCAGTTTATGACGAGGACGGCGAAGAAGACAAAGAAGCTGCTGACTGGTTGAAGAAAATGTTGAACTAACAAATAAAAACAATAGAACTATGAACGCATTTGCATTTAAAGTGATCGACGCAATCAATCGTGATGGTATGGACAATGGCAGCTGGGGTCTTGTCAAAGACGTAGATAATACTGTCGCCTATTTCGGCACCAGAGAAGAAATCGAACTGAAAGGCCAGTGGGCGTACATCTATGCAGAGAAAGACGATACACTGTCTTTGCAACTCGAAAAAATCGAACCTACGAGAGTTCTGCACGTTGAAGATTGTGAACTGCTGCTCTACTACCTCGACGAATAAAGCCGTTCGGGCGGCTATAAACAGACCTCAGGCCCGAAGCGTGGCGGCACCTGCCGCCGGTGGTAAAAATGAAAGATATGAAAGACATAAAAATTGGCGACCCGGTGAGATTCGGACGCAATACTGGTGAATATCGAGGACAGTTCGATAAACTGAATATCGCAATGGTACTCGTTGGCAATAGGCTGTATTATGTTACATTTGAAAAAATTGAAAAGCTATGAAGACAAGAAAATCCTTCAAGGTGAACAGAGAGGCTGCGATCAAAATCGCAATGAACACAAACGGCATATCACGAGAGATCGCCAAGAAATACACAGACAGCGAGTTGAAAGAGTGCTTGCGACTACTCAAACTAAAAACCAACTTTTAACCTATATAACAATGAAACGAACCGACCTTTCCATCATCATGCGCACGGCGTGGCAGATGTGCCGCGCGACGGGTGTAACCTTTGCTGAGTGTCTGCATAAGGCATGGCAGGTGTTCAAATTGAAGATAAAGATGCGCGCGGGCATCGTGCAGTTCTTCTACCTCAAATCGAGTACGGGTGAATTGCGACAGGCATTCGGTACGCTTAAGGACGACTTATGCCCCGAAACAAAAGGTGACGACCGTAAGCCTAACAAACACCTCGTAACCTATTACGATACGGTTGCCGAGGGCTGGCGGTCATTCAGAATGTTCAACTTTGTAAAAGTTATATAATATATGAAACCAACGATGTACGTAGAAAAACGCAGCGATTTGACATTACTCAAAAAGGCATTCGAATTGACGGACGCGACATGTCACCGCACGCGGCTGAAGTGTGGGTGTAAAGCCTACAAAGGTGCAGACAACAATCGCGACAGCCTATTGATCGTCAAATATGACGCAGTAGTGCTTGAGATTATCCGCTGCAAAGGGTGTGTGAAGAAAAGACCTTAAAAATTGCAGCTCTCAATAAAAAATCGTATTTTTAATAAATAATTCAATAGTAAGATTTGCATAATGTGCCGAACGTGTCCACTTTTGCATCGAACAGATATATGCGGGGTAGTGCAGAGGTTACCACGGCGGGTTAGTGTCCCGCAGGCGCAAGTTCGATTCTTGCCCCCGCTACTAATGAAATTTACGGCTATGAAAATTTTAACGCTTATCATCAAACAAAAATGGTTCGACGCCATTTTGTCGGGTGAAAAAACGGTCGAGACCCGCGAAGTACGCCCGACCAACACGAAATACATTTCATACCGAGACAACAACACAGGCAAAGTCTACAAGAAAGACAGTGACGTGCCCGAATCGGCGTGGGACAGCGAGAAGGGCGTTGATACGGTTATCAACCACTACGATGCCATACAGTTCTGGGTAGGTTACGAAAAGAATCGCCCCGGCGCGCTGGTCGAAGTCAAAGGCGTCGAGCTGGTAGATGTTTGCGACGAAGAGACGAAAGAGCCGATTGTGTACGAGCACAACGGTAACGAATATACCATGACCGAGATCGACTACCACCTCGGCAAGGTAATCGAGAAAATGAATTGTTAAACCCTTAAAATCATTGCTGCACTCGAAGACGAAGACAAAAAACAGCAACTCAGCTTGACGCGCAATACAGCCGTATAACGAGTGAATTGCGACGCCGCACGCCTAATCCTGCTGTAGGATTAAGTAGCCTCGCAAATATGGGTGGCCGAAATGGTGTTATTGCGAATAGGTATGCAAGGGCGACCAGTGCATATACAAGAGCTAGGCAATCTGCCGCCCGAGGCCTTTCCGTAGGTTAAATCATATTGTCAAACTTCTAAAATTCAAGCTGCACTCGAAATTCAGTAAGAAATCGAATCAATCGGACGACAGGCGCTAGCCGTGTTCGTTATCGTTCAGTAGGCGGTCGTGCGACGAATCGTGCCGGTCGTGCACGCGACATTCGCGCCGCCTTTGGCATGGCAACAGGTTAATCATGACCCCGATAGACCATGCAAACGAAGTGATTGCCTCTGTCCGTCAAAAAACGGACAGGGCGATCCTTTTTTATTCATGTGGCAAAGACAGCGAGGTATTGCTCGACCTAATGGCTCCGCACTTCAAAGAGATCGTTTGCGTGTTCATGTATTTCGTCAAGGGCCTCGACCACATTGACAACTATTTGCGAGCAGTCAAAGCTCGTTATGCCAATGTTACCATACTGCAAGTCCCCCATTGGACGTTGACGCGTGTTTTGCGTTGTGGGCTATACTGCATTCCTAACCCCAATGTAAAGCTGTTATCGTTGAAAGACGTTGATGAATCCGTCCGGATGAAGACGGGAATATCTTACTCTTTCTATGGAATGAAGCAGTCGGACGGAATGAATCGCTGTCTTATGTTGCGCGGATACGAGAACGAAGCTATAAGCAATACGAACAAGGTATATCCTCTATCCAAGTGGAAGAAATCGGACGTCATGGCCTACATCAAGGCAAAGAAACTGCCTGAACCCATATCCTACAACAAGAACAAATCGCAAGGTCTGACGTTTTTGCCGGAGGTATTCGATTACCTCCGCCGGCATTATCCGCAAGACCTCGAAAAGATTTACAAAGTATTCCCCTTATCCCGAAATATATTACTGCGATATGACGAAGAGAAAAGAGCAGCAGCCCAAATACAAGCAAAGTGAAACGGTCGTAATCAAGCGATCACAAATCAACTTTGCTCCATACAATCCACGCAAAGAAGACCCTGAAGTCATCAAGAAGCTCAAAAAGAACTTTAAAACTGTCGGCTATCTGGGCGGTATCGTATGGAATCAGTTGTCATCTTATCTGGTTTCAGGGCACAAGCGCGTACAGACGCTTGACATCATCAACAATTACGACGGGACACCTGAAACGGATTATGAGATCAAGGTAGAAGCTGTAGAGTTAGACGACAAGACAGAGCGCGAACAAAATATCTTCATGAACTCGCCCTCCGCAATGGGAGAATTCGACATGGAGAAAATAAAAGTACTTGTACCGGAAATAGACTATAAAGCCGCTGGCCTTTCTGAAGCAGACATGAACATATACGGTATATCCGTCATGCAGGACGAAATAAGTTCAGAACTGTCTGATACGTTAGGTGATTTCGAAGAGATACAACGACCGTTTGAGGAACGCAAGGCCGCGGTAAAGGAGATGAAAGAACAGATTCGTCAACAGGCAGAGCAAAAAGCGGAAGACATCGAATCCTATGTAATGCTCAACTTTAAGTCTTATAGGGCGAAATCATCATTCATGCTTCGGTTCGGGTTCAGGCCAGACGACAAAATAATCCCCGGCGAAATGTTCTCGGATATGGTTGAACGGGTCGAATAACGACAAAAACGACAGTATAAAAAATGGCAATGCCCTCCAAAAAACCGAAATTAGATACCTTTCGCAAGGTTGCAAATGCTTGCGGCGGTATTTTGTCAGACATAGCTGCTAATTTAGGTGTAGAGCGTAGCACAATTTACACATGGTGCAATGATGATGAGCAATTCGCCCAAGCCCTCGAAGATTCCCGTGAACGGTTCGTTGATTTGGCCGAAAGCAACCTGCGTAAATTGGTTGCCGGCGTTCCGGCCATCGAAAAGGACGAGAATGGCGAAAAGAGATTTGCCGGTTGGATCGAACGTCCCTCCGAAACAGCGATCATTTTCACTCTCAAAACACGCGGAAAAAAACGGGGATATGTAGAACGTCAAGAGGTTACAGGAGCAGATGGTGCCGAACTTATTCCACCTCGCACTCTCTCTCCCGAAGAGGCAAGACAATATGGGTTAAAACTTAACGAAGAGTATTAACGCACTACTCCGATTCGCGACATAGACATAGAGCGTACCTTCTGTCTTTCCGGTATGCTGAATTTCACCCGTTACATGTTCAAGCATAAGACGGGGATGCGGTTTATTGTCGGCGATCATCATCGCAAAATATGCGAAGCTCTTGACAAAGTCGTCCGTGGCGAAATAAAGCGTCTTATTATCAATATTGCGCCACGATATGGCAAGACCGAACTTGTCTCTAAGAACTTCATCGCCTACGGGCTGGCGTTAAACCCCCGCAGTAAGTTCATACACCTATCATACTCCGATGATCTTGTTCTCGACAACTCGAAAGAGATCAATGAAACGGTACAATCAGACTACTACCAGCGGCTTTTCCCTGAAGTAGTCGTCGAAAGCAAGAATGCTAAAAAGTGGTATACATCCGTCGGAGGCGGACTGTATGCAGTAAGTGCAGCAGGACAGGTTACAGGATTTGGTGCAGGTCAAGTAAATGATCCGTATAGGGAGCGGCGCGAAATGGGTGATTTTATTCCTGCGTGGGAAAGCGATTTTGCGGGAGCTATTGTTATCGACGACCCGATCAAACCGGAAGATGCACTATCCGAAACGATCCGCGAGCGGGTGAACAATCGCTTTGAATCGACTATCCGCAACCGCGTGAACTCGCGCAATACGCCTATCATAATCATTATGCAACGGCTCCATGAGCACGATCTATGCGGCTATCTTCAGGAGATCGAGCCGGAGGAATGGACGGTACTTTCGTTGCCCTGCATCTGGCATGACGAAAACGGACAGGAACAGCCTCTCTGGGAATTTAAGCATACGCTGGAGGAACTGCACAAAATCGAGAGATCGAACTCATTTGTCTTTGAAACGCAATATATGCAGAACCCGAAGCCGCTGGAAGGTTTGATGTATGGAGAGTTTAAGACATACGACATAATTCCATATGCAGCATCTATGAAGCGAAAGAACTACACGGATACCGCTGATACCGGCAGTGACTATCTGTGTTCTATTTGCTATACGGAAACTCCCATCGGCAATTTCGTGACGGACATTTTATATACACAGAAACCGATGGAATATACCGAGCCGGCAACAGCCGAGATGCTGTCCCGAAACAAGACGGAGATCTGCTACGTCGAGAGCAACAATGGCGGCAGGTCTTTCGGGCGCAATGTTGAGGCGCAGTGCCGAATAATCGGTAACAACTTTACATCGTTCAACCCATTTACGCAGACCGCCAACAAAAGGGTGCGTATTTTCACGCGATCGAATGAAGTGCAAAACCTTATTTATTTTCCGACCGGATGGGAGCACAAATGGCCGGAGTTCGCCTCGCATGTCAAATCATACCGTAAGCAGCAGGAGTTCAACAGCCATGACGACGCCGAAGATGCCCTGACCGGAGTAATCGAAAAGCGGGGGTATTTCAACAATGAAGAAGATTTAGACAAAGAGGATTTAGGAATTTGGTAAAAAGTACGGATATGGGATTTATAGACAACCTACTCAATGCGATACGCAATAAATATCTGAATGCAACCGGTGCAGAACGTGATCTGCTTACGCTTATCAAGGACAAAGACATTACACAGGCTCAAACACTTATGCAGAATCGCGATACGGAGGTTTTGCAGGCGATTCAGGAATATAACCCCGAACTCCACCGTATTATGCGAAAGGCCGATAAGATGCGGAAAGGCCAGGAGCCTTATCGTACCGAGAAGTTGCCTCGTGCACGACAGAAGTACATCAATGAGGTGGAACTATTCTTTCTGCTCGGGAATCCGATACGATGGAAGAAGGTGAACAACGAAGGTTCGGACGAGGCTTTCGAAGCATATAATCAATTTTTGCAAGATACACGATTCAACGTTTCCATGCGTAAAGCAAAACGCATTGCGGGAGCAGAAACTGAATGTGCCAAGCTCTACCACATCTATCGGGACGAGAATTTCCAACCGCAGGTAAAAGTTGTGGTAATTTGCAAGTCGAAAGGATACACCCTACGTCCATTATTCGACCTATACGAGAACCTCATTGCATTCGGGTATGGGTACTACCTTAAAGAGGGGACATCAACTATCGAGCATTTCGATATTCAAACACCTGATACGATCTACCGATGCAAACGAGGATCTCTTAATTGGGAGGTTATTGCAACTCCCAATCCAACCGGAAAAATCAATGTTATCTACTACCGACAGGATAAAGCGTGGGGAGGCCTCAACCCCCGCATAGACCGCGAGGAGGATATAGACAGCAAAATATCCGACACAAATAACTATTTCGCAGACCCTATCGCCGCAGCAACGGGCGATGTCGTAGATTTTTTGAAAGGTCGAGCCGACAAGCCCGGGAAAATGATTCGGATGACCGGAGCGGATTCAAAATTCGAGTACATCAATCCACCGACCTCTTCCGAGACGCAGCAACGGGAAAAGGAAGACCTCGCGCAGTCCATCTTGTTCGACACTTTCACGCCCGAGTTTACACCCGAGAAAATGGCTGGGCTGGGAACTTTGTCGGGCGAAGCGATCAAACGCGCGATGGTACTGGGATATATCAAGCGCGAAAATAATAAAGAGATATACGACATAGCCGTAGATAGGGAGAAAAATCTTATTCTCGCTATTATGATGAATGTAACCCATATTCATTTGCGTCCTGATTTGGCTGCGCTCAAAATAGAACACGAATTTGCCGAACCGTTCAATGAAGATGTCACCGCACGTTGGGCGGCTATAGGCCGTGCTGTGCAGGATGGCGTTATGTCGCTGGAAAAGGGCGTTGAACTAATGGGAACGGCCGATGATGTTACCGCTGAAATCGAGCGAATAAAGCAAGCGAAGGCAGAGGCATCTATGAACAATATTATAGAGCCAACATTCTAATTCGAAACGATGCCCGGATTGAATTTGAAAGCCGCCCAATGGGAGCAACAGCATAAAACGCATGTCGAAGAATATCTACGACAGATAGAGGCTTTGTATGATGTGGCCTCGGATGAATTGATTCGACTGGGAATGGGATATAAATATCAACCCAATACGGGGCGATTGTTCGCCTTCTCATCAAACAAAAGCCGTAGTAAACAAGCCGATGCCTCGTTATCTTCATTCCGAAATAAGTTGTCCACTATAATTACAGCGGGGATCACTTCGGAATGGTTTTTTGCCAACGACAAGAACGATTCATGGGTAAAACAACTATTCGACAATCCGAAAAAAGGATGGATGCTTCACAATCTCGGTGCACTTGAGGCATTTCAACGTAGAACAACTTACGGGCATAATTTATCCGAAAGAGTTTGGAGTATCGCCAAGCAGTTCGAACGGCACATAGAATTATCCTTATCTATAGGTATCAGCGAAGGCCGAAGCGCTGCCGATATAAGCCGTGATGTACGCGTCTATCTGAATGAGCCGGACAAACTATTTCGACGTGTCCGAAATGCGTTCGGCAATCTTACCCTGTCGAAAGTGGCGCAGGCTTATCACCCTGGGCAAGGCGTTTACCGGTCATCTTATCAGAATGCTATGCGTATGGCTCGCACCGAAATAAACAGCGCTTATCGTGAAGCCGACAGTATCCGCTGGCAACAACTTGATTTTATTGTCGGATATGAGGTAAAAACATCAAAATCGCACGTACAGTGGCTGGCAAAGTTCTGGTATCCGCGCTTCAAAAAAGGGCGTGCGCCGCTGGAAATATGTGACGCAATGGAGGGAAAATATCCGAAATCTTTCAAATTCATCGGGTGGCACCCGAACTGCAAGTGCTATGCAGTGCCAATTATAGCCAACGAGGGCACGGATAGGGATTTTTGGGAGGAACCGCTGAATGAGGTCAAGGATGTGCCCGACAACTTCAAACGATGGGTCGAGGACAACACCGAAAGAATCGAAAAGGCGAAGAATTTGCCGTATTTCATAGGGGAAAACAAAAAACACTTCAATGATTCGCTGTTCATCAATCGCGATGCCGTATAACTCTTGGCAAAAGCGCAGTACGTAGGGAATAAGTTGCAAGGTGTTGCATAAGGAGTTGAGGCAAAGTATGAGGCATCGTGCACGCCTATAAACTACAAAAGCAAGAATAGCATCGTTCGCAAGGTGAAACAGGAAAGGCAAAATCTATTAACACCAGGTTTCATCGTCCATTTGGCGGACATTCTCTCCGTCACTGTAAGCACTGTTCCAAAATGAAACACCCTTTGTCCGGCGAAATAGTGCGTCGGTTAGGCGTGAGGTTGTTGCTATTCACCACATCCAAGAGGAGAAATGCAGTAAAAACGGAATGACCGACGGAAATAAGATGTGCCCCGCCGATCATTCCAACTAAAATAACACGATATGACAAAGGTACTGCACTGCGGCGCATTATGCAAATAATCGTATTAAAAATTCGTCAGTAATGCAGCATTTTTCTCTCGTTCCTCTCGCTCGAAGCTGGCAAGGTAGTTTTCCGTCGTCTTCAGATCTTGGTGGCCGAGGCTTTCCGATATGTAGGCGATATTCGCCCCGGCACGCTTCAACACCGTAGCGAACGAATGACGCGCCGTATAGGTCGATATGTTCCCAATTTCGAGCTGCTCCCCGATCATCCGCATCCGTTTATTGATTAACCCGGTAGCGGCTATTGTTTTAGCGTGGCTCTGCACCGCATCCTCCGACCCGTCGAGAATTGGGAAAATAAAGTTATTCGGTGCTGGAGTATTACCCCAGCGGTCGATAATAGCTTGCATCTGGGGAACTACCGCGACCCGGATTTCCTTACGGGTCTTAGTCGTGCGCTCGGTCTTTTGACGCACGAAACAGATTTCACCGTCCACAATATCACGATACCGCAATTTCACGAAATCGGCGACGTTGATCCCGTTACACAAGTAGAGGAACAGCCAATAATCCCGGTATTTGGCCGTTGCTTCGTTCCCATCCTCATAGCGGGCGATCTGCCCGATCTGCTCCAGCGTTAAAGCCAATTTACGGCCCTCACCGGCCTGTATTTCATATTTCCCTCGGCCGAACGGGTATTGCGCGGGTTTAATCGCATCGCATCGACAAGCATCGTTCAATATGGCTCGTAAATGGCGCATGTGTATTCCGATCGTTGTACGGCTCTTACCTTCTCCGAGTAGAAAGCGCTCATAACGTCTTACCCAATCCACCGTTATAGATTCAAGAGCAATACGATCCCCGGCAAACCGCTCCAATCCCTGTATAACAACATTATAAACCAGCATTGACCCGATACGATCCTGCTCTTTTAATTCCGCTATTTTAGCCGCAAATGCACGGTTAAGAGTATCAACCCCCGAACGTTTCAATCGCTTGTTGAGGCTATCGAATGAAAAAATACCGTCGCGTGCCAATTCCTCAACAACCCCACGAACAATTTGGTAACTGCTTTCTATATCTTTACGAACGGCCACAAGGGCGCGAACCTTCGTTGTAGTCAGACCTTCCCACTCATCCAAGGTAAGGTCTTTGCCCGTCGGATAATAGCGACGATCCCGGCGATAGGTTACACGAATTTTTACGGGGCACTTTCCGTTCTTTTTCGGATGACTCGTATCTATTATGGGCGCAACTGTTATTCCGTCTTTTGAATAGTTCATTTGATAGGATAATTATTATTTCAACACACAATTTCGACACAAAAATACAAAAACAAACAAAAATAGATAAAAATAAACAAAATAAAATCGCCACATTTGGAAGCTTAAAACATTGATTTTCATATAAAAATTCAAACAACACATAATTATTCAAAAATATAATTATGGGACTGAAAATCCTTGTGTCCCTGGTTCGATTCCCGGTGGCACCACTTAGAAGAAAAGCAAAAGACAGTAAAATCCTGATTTCCAAACGAAATCGGGATTTTTTGTTTTCCGGCGGGACGCAAAAAATGGCAAAATATTACGATTGCTGGTGTTCCAAAAGGTGGAGCAAAATAGGTGGAGCAAACATCTCCACCGAATAAGATTCTTTCTCTCTGAATTGCAGCATTTTGCGTATCAAGAAAGCGTGTATGGTTTCCTACTTTTGTACCACGAATAAAACTGTAGGAACATGAAACGAGACTTATTCAAAGTGCTTTTCTTTCTCAAGAAAGCCAAACTGCTGAAAAACGGAGAAGCCTCCGTGTGTATGCGCATCACGGTGAACGGAGCACGAGTGGAAACCAACATCCGCAAGAGTATCGACCCGGCTTTGTGGAATCAGGCGAAGGAGCGCGCCAAAGGCAAAAGCCGCAAGTCCTGCGACTTGAATGCCTATATTGAAGAGGCCAGAATCAAACTGCATGGTATCTTCAACGAATTGGAAAGCGAAGGCATTCCCATCCATGCACGTCTGTTG